TCAATCGGAAAAAGTGGATTAGTCGGTATCTCCGATAGAGATGCCAACTTTTGATCCTTCATGTATTCATCGATGCGATTAAAATTACCAAAATAATTTTCAAAAACTTTGGCACAATATAAAGCGTCATCAAACTTTAAATGCACTGAACTTGTCCTTCTTTGTGTTTCTTTCTCGGTCACCAAATGTGTTTAATGGTTTATCGGTAATTCCAGCATCCGCCAAACCATTTTGTGCTGATTGTTCAACATCATATAATCTCATTTTAGACCTGTCAATACCTAGAGCAAATCTTTTGAATTGTGTTGGATCTGAATAACGATTCTTCAATTGTTTGACCATAATTTGCCCAAGTTCTTCCAATTCCTCTGACGAAACTAAAGCAAACATCATATCAGCAGTTGCTGGAAGACCAAACGATTCTGATGTATCTTCCAAACCAGGATCACTACTTGTAAATCCTGATCGTGTAGTTTGTGTAGCAGATACAATAGGAACATTGAACTCAACTGCTAGACCTCTAAGTTCTTCAGCAATCGATTTAACATATGTGTATGAATTAATATTTGAACCTGGTTTAATACGGGAAGAACAACAGATGTTAAGATAATCGACAAAGATAATATCTGGTACAAAAGACTTTTTTAGATTAAGTTCATTCAAAAGTGTTCTGAAGTGTGTAACTGATGCTGATGCTGTTGGGTACTCTTTGATGATTAATTTACCAACAACTTTATCTTTGATTCGATTAATTTTTTTATCATATAAATCTTTTGGTAGTTCAATCAATTCATCAACTGTGACATTCAAAAGATTCGCGTCAATACGTTCTGCAATTTTTTCTTCAGCCATCTCAAGGGTGATATAAAGTACATTTTTACCCAAAGATAGACACGAAGCGGCAACATGACACATAAAGAGAGACTTGCCCACACCGGTACCAGCAAGAGCAACATTAAGAGTTTTGGCAGGAAGACCACCTTTTGTAATCTTGTTGAAGTATTCCAGGTCAAATGGGATTCTTTCTTCTTTTCTGTGGTAGAAGTCATATCGTTCATCTGAATTCTCCAAATAATCGTGGCCAACTGAATTGTCGAAACTTACTGCTAAGGCGTCCGATAGTATCTTGGGAATCGAACCTTTGTCGTTTGTTTTGTCTTTTCCATCGAGAATAGAAATAGACCCCAATACTGCATTGTAGATAGCTTTTTCCTGACAAAACTTTTCTGTCTTGTCAACAAGCCATTGAACCTGGGATTTTTCTGATGCAGTCTTTTCAATTTCTTTAAGATAAGATTCACATCTCTCCACTTCATCATTTGTGAGATTACGCCTCTCTTTGACGGCCAATTCAATTGCTTCAATCGATGGCGTGTTATTGTAAGTCTGTACGAACGATGAAATTTCATTGAATATAGTTTTATCTGTTCTATCGGTAAAATATTCTTCTTTTAGAAAAGGTAGGACTTTCCGTAAATATTCTTCATTGTAAACTAGGTTTTTCAGTATCGTCTGTTCCAGTTTCATCAATAATTTCCTGTTCAATATTGGATGACATGAGCTCTACGAGAAGGTCGCCTATGTAGTTTTTGAACTTCTCATCTTTTTCCATCTTTGATGGTTTCGCGTTTGTTGATTCTATCACATCATACGCGAAAAGTAAATATACGGAATCGTTTTCTTCCTTAAATTTAACTTTACCGTATTTAAAAACAGTATCTTTATAAGGACCTTCCAGTAGCTTTATGTGTACCAACGAACTATCATTTTTCGGATAAATGAAACAGTAGTCTATACCTTCAATCATTTTCTTCCTCCACTTCTTCTGGTCGCAGAATATCTGTGGAAGCGACTCGATATTTACTTTCTACAAATTCGTGGAAGGATTTATCACTTAGTACTGGCAACCAAAATTCTTTAGTTTCAGTATCTTTAATTCGGTGTTTTTCACCAACTTCTCCGGTCTCTTGATTAACTTTTGCATACCAACCATTGGTTGGTTTTACGACATGACCAGATTCAAGTGCGAGGTCAAGTAAACCGGACCATTTACTAATACCACCCTCAAATGAGACAGAAACAGGTATCTTTGATTTCTCTTTTACATAACGTGATTTTTCTACATTGATAATAAAGTTGTAACCGGTAATTTCTGTACCTTCTTTTTCTTGTTGTCGACCAATAATAAAAATATTATCAGCAGAATAGTAAGAACCTGTTCCACCACCGACAATATCTTTCGGAAACATACCGATTTCTTTGTATGTATGGTTCACAACAATCATTGGAATATCCTTTAAAGAAAGGTGTGGTGTTACCATACGGAATAAACTTTTAACTTGTTTTGCTCTAGACATATCCGCAACAGATTTTTGTTCCAAAGCATCTTCGACTTCTTTCTTTGATGCAAGATTACCAATAGAATCCACAACAATAATTAACCTGTCTCCCCGTTCTAGGTTTGTTAATTGATTCATAATATCAAACTTCAGTTGTTCTATATCGGTGATTGGTGTATGCAAAACACGATTGGTATCGATACCAAATGAATCAAAGTAAGACTGAGGAGTACCAAATTCACTATCATAAAATAGTAGAGCGGCATCATCATATTTCTCCAAGTAAGATTTTGCCATCAACAGACTAAATGCAGTCTTGAAGTGCTTTGATGGTCCCGCCCACATGGTCAGTCCTGGTGTCAATCCACCACTCAATCGACCAGAAAGTGCCACATTTACAATGGGCACAGGAGTAGGAATCATATCTTTCTCATTGAAAAACTTCGATTGAGACAGAATAGCTGAATCTTTGATACTACTATTCTTTTTAATTTTATCTAGAATGCTCATGTTTAATCCTTATGAAAAGAAATCTTCAATCGAATTTGTTTTCTCCGCAGACCAATTCATACAATCAAGAATTACTCTAATCGGTTCCAAAAACGATTTTTCAAATTGTACATCATAATCAATATATTTGTCAAGACCAAATTCTTTTGGTAATCTACCAGGATAAGAAATTACCATATCTTTGAAATGATTGGGCATTTTTAGATATGTGAATTTGATTTTTTCACCTTCTTGAATGAGAGGATATTTCTTTGTTAATTTCATCTCTTTCAGATAATGATTATATAGAATTGCACCCTTCACATGAATCGGTGTTCCTTTGGTGTATAGATTTACCGAATCTGAATAAGTTTTGAGTCCATTCAAACCACGAGGAAAAGAAATTTCTTCTGGTGGTAATCTTTTAAATTCTTCCTTGAATTTCTGAATAAAGTCTTGTACTTCAGATTCGGTACCACGCATCATCAATTCAATTGTTTGACTCATTTTTTCGCGAATTGCAGAAGGTGTGGAAGACTTAATCATTTCTAGACCCATAACTTTCATGTATGGTTCATCGTATGCGACACCTTCATTGTTGTATACATTCAGAATATATCTTTTCTTGGCTGTCCAAACTCCTTTGTCGGCCAGGGCTTCTCGTTTCATTTGCATCTTCTGGTCATATGCATTAACATAATTTGCCAATTCTTCGTATGAATTATCGATATATGGTTGAATCTTGTCCTCACAAACACGATCCATGAAGTCAATAACTTTTTGTTTGGGCATCGAAACTTTTCCATCTGATCCGTAAACTTTGTTGACCAGATCACCCAAACGGAGATAAATTGAATCGGTGTCCGATGCAATAACATAATCAGCTTCCGTCTTCAGAAGTTTGTTCATATAATCATTAATCTTCGCTTCAATCCAACGAATTGACAATTGACCAGCAGTTGTTACACCAAGAGCCATTCGCAAATCATAAAATCGGAAATACTGTGAACCAAGAGCACCATAAGCAGAGTTCAATGAAACTTTTTTTGCTAACTGAAGATTATTATATCGTGCAATCTTCTTTTCAAGTTCATTTCTTACTTTTGGATCTTTTTCTTTCTGATATTCCTGTTTTGCAGAAATCATCATCTTCTTGAATTTCTTGCGATCTTCATACATTTCTTCCAACATCTTGGGTAAGAAACCTTGAATATCTGTGCGAAAGAATTGTCCATTTGGTGTAATTGTTGCACCAGTCAATTTTGACAAATCAGCTTTTTTGGCCAACAACTTATCAACACTGATACCTTGAGAAATGATATTTCGCATTTCTTCTGTATAATTTTCCGGTTCGATCAGAGTTTCTGGAGAAATATTATACTGCATCATGAGATGCGGATACAGACTGTTCAGATCGAAAGAGGCCACCCATTCATGCATTCCAACTTGTGGTACTTTAACATAAGCACCTTCAAAAGCAGAGTCTTTCTCTTTTACTTCTTTCGG